TAAGGAACAAGGTCATCAAGCACCAATCCAAAAATAATTGCATGATAGTGAGGACGGAACGTCTGCGAACCATACTCACCGGAAGCAAAAAACCGAATACCTTCACCGAATTTCTTCCGAAGACGCTTCATAAAAAGTTGAAAATCTCGCTTCACAAGGGACATACTCGGAAAAGCCTCGCCGGTCTCAGGATCGGAATAGTAATGAATCGGAACGTGAGCATCATCATAAGTAAGCGTTACGAAGTAACTAGACTTATGATATTCAAGCTCCAGCATACATCGGTTAGCCCATTCACGCGATCTCTGAAGCCGACAGCCGGAACACTTTCCGCAGGGAATTTCGATGAACTCCGTAACATCACCGGGACGGCCATAAGCGGGATGTGTGCAACACGCAAAACCTTCACCAGCACGCTCGAGATGAACTACCTCATAGCTCGTCACCTTGAGCAACCGTTTACCGTCTTTTTCGCCTAAGACAAAGGCTTTCAGAGGATGATAACAAGGCAAGAAATCACCTTCTTCGTATGGGGATATCGTATCCCCATCATAGGAAATAAGAAACAATAACAAGTAGAGCAACACCAGCTCCTACAAGCAAAAGCATCTGTAGGCAAAAATCATCAAGCATTTTATCTTTATCATCATTTTTCATTTAATCACCTTACAGTTTATTATATTCATTAGTTTATCATATATTCATAGCTTGTCAATAACCTAAAGAGAGCATTTTGCTTATCGTGGTGTCACTCAGCCCCATTACATCAAGAGAGTAATGGGGCTATGTCCGCTCGCTGGCGCTCGCTGGTGCATATCTATTCGCTGTGCGCGCTAACGCTTGCAGGCAAAACAGAAACTCCGAAGCAGAGCTCCGGAGCTTTCTGTTTTCTTTATCTCTGATGCTTAGAACGTTTTGGACCTGAACCAAGAAGAGCAGCATTATACTTTTCCATAAGCTTAGCATACTGCTCAGCAGAAACAGAACCTTCATCAGAAGAAGAACCACCAGTAACATCAAGGCCAAGAGCCTTGAGAATAGAATTGACAGCTTGAACATAATTAGAAGGATAGTTCTGCTCAAGAAAAACCTGATTCTCAAATCCTTTATCAGTCTGATACTTACCAAGAGCATAGTGCATATTAGCATTATACTTAGAGCCAGCATAACCAAGCTCGGCACCATATTTGGAAGCATCGGCGCCGATCTGGGCGACGAGCTTCTCCATAGCGGTGTACTTATCGGCTACGGCCTCTTGAGTACGAGCGTTAACATTGGCGGCCTGAAGCTGTGTCTGTGCCGAAAGAACAGAACCAATAATCTGAACCAAAGCGGAATTAGCAGAAGTATCAACCTCACCTTTAGCACCAGCAGAAGTCACGCCAGAAGCGGTAGCACCGGAGGTAACGGCAGCGCCGTTACCTCCCATAGCACTTAGCACCGGATTCAAACCAGCTGCCTTAAGGTCTCTGATCTCACGCTGATGCGCAGTATTGCTCATGTATTCCTGCCAAGAACGGCTTTTAGCAGCCTCCTGAGCGTTGAACTGCATAGCCAAGGCATTTTGTCTCTCCTGCCAATCACGTTGCTCAGAAGCCAACTGAGCGCTTTTAGCGGTATTTTCTGAAGCAATCCTCGTAATACGAGAAAGAGCAGAATCCAAATTTCCAACAGCCGGAACACTCTGAACCTGAGCAGCATCCTTACCAGTAGTCATTTTTTGCAAGTCACACTCCTTTCACTTGCAGAAATGGGCTTCAGCTGAGCCGAGCTGAAGCCCAAAACTGCAAGAAATCAATGATGGTCAATCAGACCAGGAATAGAGTACATCGGCATGGGACGTGTAGTCCGATTCTTGATGTAAATATCGGCAAACAACTGATTGCTAACGCTGGAAGTAACAGCAAGCACACGATCCACATTTGTCTTATCCTCACGAATCCACGAATCCGAAAGCATAGGCAGAGCAGAATAATCATCAGCAAGATGCCAAACGTCAAGAGACTGCGCATACTGAGAACGCATCTCACCGGTAACACGAGACGGCTTATAACGATAATCAGCCCACGCTTCCTGATAGCCAAAGACCTGATCATCAATGACAGCACCAGCGGAATCGACCTTAGACGGACCTTGCGCAAAAATCTCCTTGTTCTTCACAGCCTGTTCGCCGATATTGGCGAAAACAGGCCAATAGTAGTCAAAGCGATCCTTACGAGACCAAAAACGCTCAAGACCCTGCTGATAGGTATGATCATAACGAGCGACCATAACGCCAATGACAAAACCATGCTCAGTAAAAGACTTGGTGAAATCGGAATGCGTATCAGTAGTAACAGACATACCGGTGACAGTACCTTGTGCAGTCTCACCGGAGGCAGTTGCAGACTGCTGCACAACCTGATTGATGTTGATAGGGACACGGTTACCACCGAGATACTCAGGACGCTGAAGACGGGCATCCGGAGAAGTCACGCCGAAATGAGACTTAAGAATTTCAATGTAGCGGGAACCGCCACGGGCGTCTTTCTCATAGAGTTTCTGAATCTGGAACGCCATACGCAACTGATTGATAGAAGCACCGAGACCACCGGAAGAAACAGCATAAAGGTTAACAGGGTCAAAACCGGGCTTGTCAGCACCACCACTAAAACCAGTAATGCCAGCATAATTAGAACCAGAAGCAACGGGCTTGAAAGCAAGGGAATCGTAGATATTAACCGGTCGATCTCCAGAAGCAAAAGAAATATTAGAAACACCGGTCAAAACATATCCACCGGGATCATGAGGATGTTCACGAGTAACAACAGGATATTCACCAGAAGTAGCCGAAGGAATCAAAACATCGGGGCCTTTCTGAGGAGACGGGAGGCAGCTTGTGAAGTAGTCATGATACTTAGCAGCCTTATAGGGAAGACCACCTTTTGCAACATCGGTAACAAACGTGCCGGTATTAACGCCAGCTACAGTAGCATCATCGACGGGAACAACGAGCGGGTCAGATAGGTTTTCATCACGAAACCACTCATTCATTACCAAGGCATAAGCTCGAAAGGGAAGAGCACTAACGGAAAGAGAAGGAACACCAGTAGGAACACCAAGATAGTCGGCAATAGTTCCAACAGACCATCCGCTATCAGCAGGAGCAGTAATCTGAGGAATTTCATACTCTGTCTGAGGAATCCACGCAGATTCGGTATTCTCACCGTTAAACTGTTTCCAATGAGACCAAGTAAGCCGATTCGGTACGAAGAAGAAATACGTATCGAGATAGATGTTATCCATGACCGGAGTAAGCAACGTCTGCAGGCGCACGACCTTGGATGTGTCCACGTTGAACGTATCACCCGGTAATACTTCGTCAACGAAAAAAGGTACAATGTCACCAACATTAAACGAAGTCTTAAGAGAATGCGAGCGGTCAAACGTCGAACGCCGGATATCAATGTTCGTGGGATTAAGCGCGAAATGAGATTCAACATTGCGGTTCATTCCGTAACCTCCTTTTTCGGCTCAACAGCCGGTTTTTCCTCCTGAGACGGGTCGGGCTCTCGCTCGGGCTTGATTCCGAGCTTGTCGAGGAAATCAGGCTTGTCCATGCCAGCCATGAACTCCGCAAAGTTATGGTTAAACTTTGCACGGATATCCACAGGAAGAGAATTGAAAAAGCTCTGACCTTCATTGACCCTGTTCAGAAGCTCAGCGTAAGACGTAGGCATATTGGTGAAATCACCATAAGCGCCTTGGACACGCGAAAGCGCGTCAACGTCGCCATTCTGAAAACGAGCAAGAATCACATGGATATCGACGGATTCGGCGTGAGATTGAATGAAATCGTAAAGGTCTTCTTTGCCAGATTCTACGAGATCCATAACTCCATTCTCATCAAATTTAGGCTGATAGAGAATCCTTTCGCGCTGACCTCCATTTGAAATGAAGCGAGTTCGCAGACGATACTGAGTAGAGAATCCAAGCTTTCCATCATACATAATCAAACATCCTTTCTCTGGATGGACGTACCATCCAAAATAACCTCGGGAAGCTGAGTCGAGATCGTACCAGTCTCGTTGTCAAACTCACCGATCTTACAAAGGGAATAATCTTCAATATGGGAGAACAAAAGACTTTCCTTCTGCATACAGGCATGAGCGAAGTTACGCATAGCAGAAGAATCATTTTGGTCTACCGTAGGCGGAAGAAAGCCCGTGCGGGCATCACGGATAGAGTAAACACCGTATTTCATTTACATTTAACCTCCAAAACTTCAAGACGAATAATAGAATCAGGAAAAATCTCCAAGCAATCATCGATAACATGATAACCCATCCAGCAAGGAACACGAGCTACCAAATGATCATCAACAAAACAACCAAGAGTAAAACAATTTTATTCCTTAAACCACTCACAGTCGGATACCTCCACGAAAAACAGTCGGGTTAATGTTGATCTTCTTGGACTTAGCAGCGGTACGACGAAAGACCTTCTTGTCTTTCTTGGGACGCATTTTCTTACGCATTAGATAGAACTCCTTTTCAATGATTTTATTCGGGCCAACTGGTTCCGTTCTTCAACGGCAAGCTGGTCTAAATAACTAAGTGTGGTTTTCTGTAATTTCGCTTTCTTAGCTTCAGCTGCCATCTTCTGACGAACAGCTTTAAGCTTGGCAGATTCTTCCGGACAATCGAGATCAAACAATTTATCATAATATTTCGGAGGACGAAACTTCCTTCCTCCTTTCTCAGTCGAAATATTGATGAACTCATGTTCATATAGGTCGGGATGATCTTCATAATACTGCCGGGCAATGCCGGGCTTACGAGACATAAGCGAAAACTCCGGAACAATGTTAAAATTCTCGTAAAACTCAGCTTCAGGGCCAGTGAGCTTCTTCATGACATAACGAGCAGTATAAGCACAGGTCTCCCAGGTCACAGGAGCTACAACAGCAAAACCATTAGGCCAAACTTCCTGCAGAGACGCAGAATTGAAATATTGAAAACCTTGCGCAGATCGCTTATAAGGAACAAGGTCATCAAGCACCAATCCAAAAATAATTGCATGATAGTGAGGACGGAACGTCTGCGAACCATACTCACCGGAAGCAAAAAAC